GTTCCTTCAGCGAATGGGTTTGCAACAAGACCATATCTTGTCTTAAATCCAATTTTTGGCTGGAAGGAGTTCTCACCCACGGCACGAACCATCTGTAGTGGAACGTAAGGGCAGTAGAATATTCCTGCGTCATAAGGAGATGATCCCTTATAACCAACAACGTAATACTGGTTACCACCTGTAGGTGCAGCGTTAGCAGCAGTAAGGTTAGCAGAATAAGGGTCAATGTAGACTCTATACTTACCTTGTAGCACACCTGCGAAAGTGTTACCTGTATCGTCAACGTTAAGATTAGCGTTAAGAGCAGGGGTGTAATCAAGAACACCAGCCATTGTTAGTGCAGAAGCAACGTCAGCAGAACAAAGGATGATGTTACCCTTTCCACGACGAGTTCTTTGTGCAATAGCGTTAGCGTCTCTTTCTATTTGGAATAGAAGACCCTTGAACTTCTCAACTGACCATCTTCCGTTTGAGTCGATGTCTAAGTCGAATACACCAGCAGTAGCAGTGTTTTGAACAGCACCTTGCTCAGAAACCTTATAGATTGTTCTGATAACTTCTCTGTTGATTTCCGCAAGGATCTCAGTAGAGAGGATGTTAGCAAGTTCTGCCTCTGCATTCAATCCGTGGATTGCTTTGAGGTCTTGTGCTAGTTCTAAACTGTATTCAGCTTTCAACGCACGAGATTTCGCAGTAACTGTTACTTTCTCTATGCTGAATGCCATCTGGTTGAAGGCATCATTACCAGTTCCACTGAGATTCTCAGCGTCTCCAGTTACCATTCCTTGACCAACATTGTATCCACGAGTAGACGCAGATGCAACTGGGTTTAGAACAGCAGGGTTACCACCACTTTGTGATGTGGTTCCCATACCAGCGTTACCATCGGTAATACCAGCTGATTCATCGTTACCAGCATCTTGACCTGAGAACGCAGTATCTACTTCATTGTAGAATGTCTCTGTTCCAGACTGTGATGTGTAACGTGAACGCATTGCAAAGATTAGTCCAGTTGGACCACTCATTGGCTGAACACCAGCAAGATCGTATGCCACCAAGTTAGGCATTGAACGACGAATCAAGCTGATCAGCACAGGGTCGAAACCTGCAACTGGGCCTGCGGCAGTAGCACTACCACCGAATCCACCACCAGCACCTGCAGCGTTTGCAGAGTTAGTTGGTGTTGCTTCCATCAGGTTTAGACCTGATCCGAAGGCTTGCTCTTCTCTTAAAAATTTCTCTTGGTTTTCTAGCAGAACTGCGGTTACCGCCTTTCTATGATTGTCTTTGATTGGATCAAGACCTTCATAGTTTAATAACGGAGCCCACTTTTCCTGCAACTGTTCTGATTGGAACATTGTAGGGTTACCTAATAAGTTTACGTTTGATTAATATTAAAATCAGTTATTGCTTAAATGCTGAAATTGATTTCAGGTAAGCATTCATTGCATTTGAATGTGACTCAGCACCTTCTGCACTGTCTACTCCTTCTGAAAGGTTTTCAGTTTTAGCTGTTGGTGCAACTTGTGAAGTGAAATAAGATTCCTTCAAAGTTTCCAACTTTTCACGATAAGATTCTTCACTTTCAAACTCTACACTTTCGGCAAGTGAAGCGAGCTTTTCTTTCTGAGTAGACGCTAATCCTTCAGAAACGCTAGAAAGTATACCATCAGCAACAGATTCGCCAAGGCGACTGTTTAGATTAATATTCTTTTCTATTTGCTCATTGAGCTTGGTCTCCATATCATCTAGTTTTTCTACCATGCTTTCCAGCACATCATATTTATCTTCAGGGATTGATACATAATGTTCTTCAAAAAGACTGTGCATTCCACTAAGGAATGATTCAGTCATATCTGTTTTAAGTCCTTGCTCAACTGCAAGGGCATTTTCTGCAAACCACTCGTCTGCAACATACTCAAGATAAGAATCAACTCTTTCAGAAAGTGATGCTTTCTCAGCTTCTAGACTTTCTTCAAGTGTCTCTTGGTATTTTGCTTCTAAAGCTTCTTGAACTTCAGCAACTTTAGAATTCAAAGCGGTCTCGAATACAAGCTTTGCTTTTTCTCTAAACTCTTCGGAGAGCTCTTCGCCACCTAATAGAGCATTAACATCATCTTCGATGTTAACTTCAACTGTTTCTTCTTCCACAGTTTCCTCCACTGCGACAACTTCCTCAGTAGTTTCTTCAATTACCTCATCGGCAACCTCGGTCTCTTCCTTAGCAGTTTTACCTTTACGGTTAGTAACCACATCGCTCACTTGCTTAAGTGATGCACCAGGTGTCTTCAGCTTTGCTGAATCATCATCTACCTTATAGTTCTCTGGAGTTGGTCCTCCGAGATCTTCATAACTAGGGGCAGTGCCACCAGTAGTTAATTTAGGCATTGGTTCACCAGGCTTGGCGTTGGCGTTCACAGCAGTCTTTGACTGGCTTACACTAGGGTTAGCCACAGACTCTTCCATTTCTTGTTTTTTACCACGAGACATTTGTACGACTCCGATTCTTATGAGTAATTAAAATCTATATTTATTTAGAAGTTTTATAAATTTGATAAGAAATCGTTAAATAAATTCAACTTTTTCTCATCTAGTTGTTTTTGATCAACTAATGTATTAATGTGCTTGTAGGTTTTCTCTGCGAACCTCTCACGCAGAATTCCACCATCCCAAACCCAGTCTTTTCCTTCCATAATTCCAGATACAAATGCATCAGGAGCTGAAGGATCGGCAACGATATCAGCAGCAGTTGCTAACATGAAATCTTCACCAACGACAGAATAACCTTCTTTAGTTTGCTGGAGTGAACCAACACCACGAGAAGATACGCCAAGTTTAACACCTTCTTCAATCAGTGAAGATGCAATCTTACCCATTGGTGTGCTAAGAATTTTAGCCTTACCAACAAAGTTAGAACCACTCTCTTTAAGAGAAACTATTTTATGAGATACCCTATCTAAATTAACTGTAGGGCCTTCTGGATGACCAAGTTCTCCAAGTGCTCTTCCTGAAGTAATGTGGTTTTCGCTATAGCGACCCACTTCTCTTCTAAGAGTTTCCATAGGATACATACGACCATTACGGTTCTTTATGTTTCCCTGTAGAAAAACGCCTTCAATATACATTGACTTCTTGCCGTTCTTTTGTTCGACGAGAAATTCAACAGATTCGATTTCTTCTCTAATCAGTTTCATCAGGCATCCCCAGTTGTTTGAACTTGTTGTATATAAACTGCACCTTTAGAACCACCAGTTGAAATACCAGATACTTTTTGAGATCTGATAAGAGTTGCATCAACATGAGAAAATGCAGTGCTAATACCACTTGTATTAGCTTCAACTGTTATTCTAGTGCCAAAATAACCACCCACATTAGCAGTTACATTGACAGCAGTTACTTGTGTATCATTAATCAAGGTTGTCCAATTAGTATCATTCGCATTATTCAATGTTACACGATCACCAATATTGAAGGGCATTGCTGTTCCTTCTGGGCAATCAATTAATGTAGTGCTTCCTTTAGTAATACTCTGAACTTTTTGAGATGCTTTAGTTAAAGCAAGAGTTGCAGAAGTATTTGCAGGAATATAATAATCAGCGTTAGTGGCAACTGGATCAGTTCCAATCGCAACAAATGCAGGAGCATCTGTAGTTACTAGTCGCAAGACACTAGATTGAACATTAAAAGCAGATGACGTTGATGCCACTGCTGCTGTTCCAAAAGATTGTCCCGCTCCAACTGGTCTATGTGCCATTATACTAATAGGTCCATTTACGTTTATTTATAAAATTATTCTGCACCTGTTTCAGCAGCTACAGGAGATTCCTCCTCATCAGCCTCTGCTTCGGTTTCAGTCTCAACTTCATTTTCATCTTCAACCTCTTGATCGCCAAATAAACTATTGGCTACTTCAGGTTTAAATGCGTCAATTCTTTCTGCTGACTTTGCAAAAAGCATATCCTTAATACGATCACTAATTTGTGAAGGTGATTCATCCTTAGTAATCATATCCATCAATTCAGATTGCACAGCATCCATATCAGGTTTCTCATTCTCAGGCATTGTATTTAGTTAATAAAAATAACAGTCAAATAGTATTTATACACTATTGATAGTGTAGGTTAAATTTCACCACCTTTAGGTAGTTCTTTTATACCCATAGTTTCCCCTTCTAAATCAGGTTCAGCTACTGGTTGCCCCATATCCATTCCCATACTACCATCTAAAGGTAATCCAGTTTCAGGATCTACTGGTGCATTTGGATCAGCAATAACACCATCTGCAATTTCTTGCTCCATGAGTTTATCCTGTTCCAATATCTCTTCATCAGACTGACGAAGTATCTTACGTCTTACATAATCTTGAGAGAAGTATCTTCCAATGTATGGTTCTGCAGTAGCAGCAACATTTACCCTCTCATTAAATAACTCAGTTTCTTTCAATTCTGAGAAATGATTGTCATATAGGAAGTCATATTGTATGTGTTCACTCATTATTTCCCAGTCTTCTGGGGTAATAATATTCTTAAGAATTAACTGAGTTTTAAGGAAATCGTCAAATAATCTAGAGAATCTCTTTCTTAATCTACCAACAAATTTAGTAAATTTTAATTC